GTCCTCATATTGCATCGTGAACGTGATCTCGGCCGACTGCTTGACGAGTTGCTCCGTCATCTTCGGGACGCCTGAACCGTCGCCGCGGTCGGTCGTCTCGTTGTACTCGTTGCTGTGCGAGATGTTGATATTGCCAACGTGGGTGGCGATGTGCGTGGCCGCAGTCGACCCAGCCGTCCCACGGTAGATTTTCCGTTCCCAACCTGCTCGTTTCTTGGCCATGTCTCAGGCTCCTATTCAAATCGCCCCACGCCACTCGCGGTGGAACCGGGCAAGGTTTCGCTCTAGTGCTGGCGCCATCGTCGGCCTGGCTGGAAATAGCACGCCGCCGCGAACGCCGCCGTGTTCGTGGACTTGCATCGCTTGGTCGATCTTGCTTGAAGCGAAACCGACCACCGCACCTTCTCGATCGGCCCTGTACAACACAGCCCGTCTGGCCAGGCCGCCCCCGCGTCCGCGGCGCGTTCGGATCGGTTCGCCGGGTCGACTCTTTTTCTTCGATCGCTTGATGCTCACTCGAGCGTCCTTGCGAATGCTCGCGGCGGCGTGGAAGAAGTTGCGATAGGCCGCTTTGTCGACGGCCTTCTCGACCTTCTTCGGGGTTTTCGTGATGCTGGTTTTGATTCCGAACATATCAGGCGACCGTTATTCGTTTGGTCCGCAACAGCCACTCAAGCCCGCCTCCGTAACTTTCGCAGGCTGGCATGTTCGGCTGGCTCATCAGTTCCCACACCGTACCATCCGCGTCTGTTAACCTGTCGCCGGCTGCTGGGGTGACAGCCGATCCGTCGATAACGTACGCCGATTTTGTGACCAACCACTCCCGGTCAATGAACGAGGTTTTCACGCCCATCCGCGTCTGCGTCTGGATCTCCGAGCCTTGACCCAACCACGAGACGGAGACGCTTGCGGTCGTATCGGACGCTCGCTGAAGCGTGACCGTCTCGCTGAAGAGGTTCGCAAATGCAGGCTCTCCAACCTCGTACAATGAATCGAATTGACTAGTCATGGGTTACGCCGGCACGTCGTCGCCACCGGAGGCATCGATCACATTGCTGAACAAGTACCCTAGTGACGTGTAAAACACCTTTTCTTGCGTTTCGTGACGGACTCGTACGATGTCGCCGCGGCTGGCGTCGTCGTAGTACGTTTCCAGCGTACCGCCGATCTGCGACCCGTCCTCGCTCCAGTGAATCGTCCGGCAAAGCGCCGGTTCTTCCGGGTTCGAGGTGCGAGCAACTCTTGCAAGCATCGCATACTCATCGCTCCACATCGGCGCGATGTCCACGCTCTGTCCTTCATTGGCCGAGTCCCGAGCCGAGTCGGCAACGATGATCTCGTCCAGGTCGAAACAGTCGGCCAGCATTTGCCGCGTGACTGCACCAGGCTTGACGCTTTCGCCGGCTCCGCCAGACTCCAGTTTGTCGATCACCTGCGCGTTCATTCGCAAGTTAAGGAACTGCCGCCTGTTGATAACCAATGCGTTAGGGTACAGTCCGGTGTTTTCCCAAATCGACTGCTTGCCTTTGATCACGTCAGTCAGAGGAACGGCGTTCGTCCAATCGTTCCACTCGTGCGTGATTGCCGCCGTACTGCTCGCAAACGTGGTGGCGTTGTAGAGCAGGTTCGCGACACGGTACTCGTACGCTCGAAGGACGACATCGTACGCCACACGGGTCGACATCACTTCGAAATCGAACCACTCGCGGTAGATTTTCGCACGCCGTCGGTCGATCGGAAGCTCGATGCCGTTTTCCTCGGTCTCGTAAGTGAAGTCCTCGAAGTCGTAGTTCGTTCGGTTGTAGTTGCCGCGTGAGTCACGACCGGTCTCCGGTTCCTTCAGGAACTGCTTCAGTGTGACGAGGCCCACTGTGCCGCTCTGGTCGGCAACGTCGACGACGGGGGCAACGCGATTTGCGATGAATCCGTTCCGGTTCATTTCCATGTCGAACTGAAACATGGACCCGAGGTCCGGCCGGAATCCGCTAAGTGCTTGGCTTGGTGCGGGCATTTTTGCTCGTCCTTTCAAAAAAAAAGGGGGCCGTACGGTTTCCCCGCACGGCCCCCAAAGGCCAAGCGATTTGGGTCACTACCCAGGTCATGACTCCTGGGGCGGCCCTGGAAGCCGTGCGGAATTACCGCACGGCCCAAAAGGTCAAATTGTCAGTTGTCAGGCGGATTCGCCGAACAGTTCGATCAGCAGGATTCCGGCCGTGTAGGTGGCTTCGCTGTCACCAGTTCCACCGGTCAGGTACAGGTATTGATCCGCGGCAGGCGGAGTCACGGCAACCACCGATCCGGCCGTGAGATCACCAGAGTTACAGAGCTTGGTCTCGGTGAGGGCGCTGATAGCCGTGTTCTCGACGCCCGTGGCCTCAGTCGCCGAATGGATGTCGATGTCGTCGTCGCCGGTCGCCGGAGTTTCGAGGCACGTCATACGAGCCGCAACGATCGTGCCGTTCTTGGCTGCTGTGATCTGGCCGAGGTGAGCCACACCGGTGCCGTCATCGCCGATCACGTCGTCTGCCGTGCCTCCGCTATTGAGGCCGGTGAGATCGATCAGGAGAGTCGTCTTGATGATCGTGCCGGTTTTCTCGACGCTCGTGACGTAGGAAGCCGCCGCACCGGTGATGCCGACGCCGGCAGTGTTTGCGACACTCCCGGCCAGGGTATCGGTTGTCTTGTCGGTGTTGTGCGGCATCACTTCGAGAATGTCGCTTGCGGTCGTCGTCGTTTCGAGCGCCGTGCCTTCGGCAACCGATCCGCTGCTCGCCACCTGGCCATCAGCGGCGGCATACACAGGGTTGCCACCAGTGATCGCTCCGGTGCACGATGCCTTCACGGTTCCCTGACCGTTGGCCAATTTCGCTGAGAAGTTCTTGCCGGACTCGACAAAAGCCTCAGTCCACGCAACGGCAGGATCGGCTGCGTCTGCATACGTGGCGGTTTTTGGGCTCGTTGCCGCACTGCTAATCTTAATTCGCCGGTTCGGCTCGAGATCCTCACCGGCAATGAATGTTTTTCGCATTCCGTCAGTCTGTTGACTCATGTTTCTTTCTCCTTGGCCTTGTGGCCTAGATGATTGACCCTATCGGTCGGCCTCGGTTCAGTTTTTGCGAAAGCTCGAAGGCCCGACTTCCGCGTTGTGGGCCTCGATGTAGCTGGCGTGCAAGTCCGGGTTGCTTTTGATGACAGAGCGAACCGCGTCAGGCTTCGACATGCCTGCCTTCATTTTCTCTTCCACAGCATCGTGGAACGCAGCCACCGGATCGGCAACGCCATCGCCAGAGTTGCCGCCTCCTCCGAGCATGTCGACGCCAGGCTTGCCGGCCTTCGCCTTTTCGGCATCGGCCTTGGCTTCGGCGGCTTGCTGCTCGGCTTCCACCTTTGCTGCTTCCGCCTTGGCTTTCTCTTCCTCCGCGATCTCCGCGCGGAGTTGGAGTTCCGTCATCCACGCACCAGACGCTTGATCCGTGGTGGCGTTCGCGTCCATCTGTTTGCCGAGAAACTCGGAATCGGCGCCAGGACAGCACGCCTTGAGTTCCTGCCACGTAGCGGCCTTGGGAGTGTTTGTCTCGCTCATTCTGTTTCTTCCTTTCCGCCGCGCTGTGGCGGCAAGGTTGGAAATTACGGTTTCAAACGAGCTGATTTCATCTATCAGCCTGAGTTGTTTTGCGTCTTCAGCGAGCCACATGCGTCCCTCGGCCAGCGACTCTACTTCATTGACATCTATATTTCTTCCAGCAGCCACGCCGGCTGTAAACTGCTGCTGGGTTTTGTCTACAAGATCTTGCCACACAGCTTTCTGTTCTTCGGTGACTTCGGTGCCTGGGAAACCCGCCCCCTTCAGCTTCCCCGAGCGAATCACGACAGCCTTAATACCTTGCATCGCCGCCGCGCCGCTCACGTCGTACAACGCCATGAAAGTGCCGATCGATCCGATTCCTGCCGTCGAGTTGTTCGCCACAATTCGAGACGCTTGAGACGCCACCCAATAGGCAGCAGACGCGCACGTGTCCTCGACAAACGCCCACACATGCTTCTTGCTGGTCGCCGCCTTCACGTCAGACAC